GCTCTTTGCCGTGTTTATAGTCGGCAATGTTGACTGCATATACCCCATCATCAGCAAGTGCACGATGAATCATCTTTAACGTGGGTGCCACGTAACCTTCGAACCAACGATCAATGTCGCTATAACGATTCATACACTGGGTTGGTTCATCAGTGTAGGTTTCAAGATTAAAGTATGGGGGGCTAGAAAAGGCTGCATCGTAAGTGCCAGGTTCAGGCTCAAACTCCTCACTAGGCATACAATTCATACTAAATCCAGATCCTTGGCCTTCGTCTTGTAACAGTTCGCCTAGGGCCTGTAATCCTTCAAACGTTCGAGTGTTGGGATCAATACCGGTATAATGATAACGCATACGACTGGTCATTGAACCTAGCATACGTCCGCCATAGCCTGAACTAAAGTCCAATAGGTTGCCCATAAATGTGGGGCAAAGATATTCCCATACTGCACGAGCATTTAACGGTTTGAAGTTTTGTATAGTGCCACCATTGACCAATTCTATAGCAGTTCTGATCAAGTGCGGGAATACTGCTTCATCACCATTGTCTCGATGTTGATAGCACAATTTGATAGCACGTTTGAATTTGACATCATGATTAAATCTTGATCGTAAGCTCACAGTATCATTTGTATTCCATTTAGCATCTTGCATGTTAGGAAACCAAAAACGTGCAAACGCATTACCATCATTGCCACCAATGGCTAGAGTTTTCTTTGTGACAGATTTGTTCTTGTGTGCTAGATTACGAATCTGTGCTCTACATCCTTCTAAACTGTAGTAGGTTAAAGGTAGCACATTTACTGCACGATAGATATCGAACACTTCTTGTTCAATGGCCAATCGACCTGCTTCATCTGCGGCTGCCCAACGTTCCTTATTCAATCGGCGTAGGTCCTTCTCTACACTTTCGTATCCGGTGTAGATGTCAGCAGTGGGAACAACTCCCCATTCTGCACAAACTTGATCGTAATACGCTTGAATCATTCTTCAGTGACAAATAACGATTCGTTTTTGATTGCTTTGCTATATAACAATACTTCTTTTGCAGCTTTGGCTTCTTTTATTGTGACATTTGCTTTACCTTCTTCTTGTACTGTTTTTGTAGATCTACGCCCAGCAGTATAAGTGATATCATAATAACTGATATCTAAATTTCCTTGATTGTCTGTGTAAAATGTATCACCAGCATTGCGGTTGCAGTACATAACAATATGTCCTTCTTGATCTGCTTTTTTGCAAAAATCAATTAGTTCTAAATGTTTATTATCGTCAAAGTCTGTTCCGTATTGCGTAAAACTATCACGATAAGGAGGATCAAAAAAGAATAGTGCTCGACCTTCTATATTAGTACCGAGACAATGTTTCCATTCACCACTGTGGATAGAAACTTTTTGTAAGAACTTGTGCCACTCTAACACATTTTCTTTGTCATATACGCTGTCTTTTTGATTAAGCAACCCAGATGGAGTACAAAATCTTCCTTTGGCTTCTTTGGTGCTTTGCCATATACCATTAAATGCGGTCTTCATTAAAAAGTACAATGTGGCACTTTCTTTAGCGGCTGACCAAGATTGATATTCTGTGGTGTATTCTTTTCTTATTTTATAATAAAAAACTTTTCTTTCGGCCTTGGACATAGGCAAATACTGATTGCAAAGATGATCACATTCAGTAGTGAACTCTGTAATGTGATCTCGTATGGCAAGATATAACCCCACGATTTCCGGGTTTATATCATTGAGTATAAACTTAATGTTGGGATTATTTTTATAGATATGAATCATCATAGCACCACCTCCGAAGAATGGTTCTACATAAGTATCGTATCCATTTTTTGGTATGCCGGGATTAAGTTCGTACTTGGGTATCATTTTATTCTTACCACCGGCCCACATGTATAAAGGTTTCATAGTATATTATATTAGTTTAAAAAACATTCCACAAGTGTTGTGGCTATCTCTGAATTTGCTTTGCCTTCTTGCATCATGTCCAACACAATTTCATGTGCTTCTGTTAGATATGCACGGGGCAATCTGTGCCAAACTGGGAATAATGGATCACCGGGAGTCTGTGCAAAGGTACTAAAACGCATTTCTAATTCTCGACGTGCAAGTTCTTTAGCGATTCTTTCCGTGCGTTCTTCGTCAGTCTCAAAGTTTCTGATAAAGAAATCTACACTACTTGATTTGCTTGCGTTTCCGTTGGTTATTGTCAAATATTGTTTGGCCTTTTCAAAAGGTATATCTAACCCTAATATACCAATCATTATGTTAAAGATTTCTTCTTCAGTGAATCCATTGGGTTGATAGTAAAAGATGCAGTTGTCGCCGTTGATGGCTCTCATCGTTTGTCCAAACTCATACAATACTCCGCCAGGATTTGCTCCTTCCCCAGTCATGAATGTGATGTATTTTACATCAGGATTCATTCGGTAACAAATCAAATAGTTTTTGGTCCATCGTTCAATAGCATTACCGCCATCCTGTTGGTGCTTGGCTTCAAATACAAATTTAATAGATCTTGGTTGATTACGTGAACCATCAAACCACATGCCGCCATCGGGAACACATCCTAAGGTGACATTCATATTATGACATTCTGGGAGTATCTTATTCTTTTGGTGTCCGATTTCAAAACAATATTTTTCTTGACATATAGCAATAGCCATAGCGATGTTCTTAACATCGCCGTCGAGCTGTTTAGACTCGGTACTGCCTGCTTCTGTACCTACTTGGATACCACCAGCCATAATAAATCCTCTTTAAAATAATTAATCTTTTTACTCTCTGACAGTTGTTATTATATAGTCGGCATCTATTAGTGTCAACTCCAAAATAACAAAACATTGAGTGTTGTTTTTATACAAAAGTAGTACTTAAGTATTACTTTCTTCCAGTGTATCTAAATATTTCTGCAAATCCCCATAAAGTGTAAGGGTAACTGCTTCAGATTCTTCAAAGATGATAAACTTTTCACGTTTGAGCAAGTAATACATTGATGGAAATACACGTTCCAGTTTGAGTATGTAGGCGTTGCTGATTTCTGTTTCTAGGCGAAACTCGTAGGGCTTGAGTTCTAGTTCCTTGATGGCCATACGCAGGCCATCCAAGGAGAGTCTAAGGCTATTGGCATCGGTGGGATTAATCCACCATAAGTTACGATGATACGAAGTTTCTGCAGATGGTATGCCGATCTGTTGGCAGAATATCTCAGTGAGTTGGCGTTGCGAGAAACGCTTATGGGAAGATTTTTTCACCTTGCTTTAGTAAGACAACACTAAACGATTCTGTTTTGTACAGGCTGTTTAGTTTCTTACAAAGATTAATTGCGTGTCCTTTATTGCTGAAAGACACTTTAGAATACTTGGGACCAGGGTATGCCACCAGCACATTGCTGGTTTTGAGATTGATGGGTCGATTTTCGTAAAAGACCGCATAGATACCATCGGCTTGTAAAACCTGAGAACTCTTGTATGTTGTTTTATTGACGTGGTCTAATAACACCGTCGGTTTTGGTCTTGACATCTCATGTATCCTTGATACTCTTATTTATCACCTTAATATAGGTAGTTTATTTAAAACCACCACCGTCCATGGTAACAGCAACGGCATTGGTAGTGGTGCGATTTAAACTGACATTTGTGGCCATCAAATCGTAAATTTCCGCATGCAAATTGCGTGCTTCTTCGGCATTTAGTGTAAGAATCTTGCCGCTAGTTTGATTCATAGCTCTTACTCTATCATTAAACATTTTTATATGTAATGGTAAATTATTGTCCATTTGCTTCTTTCATTGCGTCCATCATGCGCTCTTGTGTTTTAAAAGGACCTTGATATTCGTAGCGGTTTAAGGTAATGAGTTTTGGACAGTAAGCACGAACCCATGTGTTACTGAATTTAACAATGTAATATCCTGCACAAAAGAAACTTTTACTCTTGGCTCCTTTGGTATAGATAGGCAAGTAGCGTTGCACGTCCAAGACCTGATTGTGTGGGGCACTATTGGTAGGGAATCCATACACATCATAATGGTCTGACTTTTCACGCACAGGCTTTTCGGCTTTGGCAAATGCAATATTGTATTTCTTGCTCAACAATTTGATACTGGGAAACACTTCACGCTGATCATCGTGCACATAAGCAACACCACCATCTTCATCAATGGCTTGGATAGTGGCAATTTTGTTGCCATTGCTTTCCACAATCCAAAATTTATTTTTAACTACAGGTTTAGCGATTATTTCGGTCATAGTGAGATTCTCAACAATTCCATACTAACAATATGCCCAATACGTTCAGCAACATCTTCTTCCGACGTGATAATGTGTGTAATGTGATTGTTGCGATCTGTTTTGCGATCGTAGTGCCTAATCTGTACAATGGTACCGCCATGTGCTGGCATGACATTGAAGCACAGGCCTTCTACTTCTATCATGTCTCTAGCCCGTACTGGACTAATGGCAAGTATATCACCGTCGCTGTCGTCGCGGTTTAACCAATTTCTCAATTTTCTTTTTAACCAACTCATTGTATTTCCTCTGGATATTGTGCTGATAAGAAGCGAACAAAGTTATCAGCCTGTTCGCTCATTTTGATTAGGTCATACTTGCCACAGAACTTTAAGAAATGTGCACCAATCATGGGCCTACTCAACTGTACGGCACCTGTAGCAATAGTTTCTGCAATCTTGGCTTTGATATCATCAGGTTGTGCAGTAAGATCAACCAAGACCACATTGCGCTGATAATCATCTAACACACGGTGTTCTTCGCCATTATGGTCGGTCCAACGTTGCAACATTAGATTGTTCCACGCGAAACCCTTGCTCTCGCAATCGTTGAAGGCCTCTCGGAGTCCAACTTTATTTTTAGTTCCATTCGTACGGACCCCAGGGTACGCACTAAAGATATTATCGGTTGGATCCCCGCGGACACACTTCTCGAATAGTAGCCACTTAGGGTCCGGAACTGCTTTGATTTCCTTAGTTTTTTTATCTTTGACTGGGGCACCTTTTTTGTCAAAAATACCTTGTGCAGTGATAAGCTCATCTGTTATTCCATTATATTGATTTACGTTTGGTGCGATCAGTTGCACAAAATCTGTGTCTGAACTTACGATGGTATGGTGATCCTCAGGGTGACTTTGGATCCATCCTGCCACCAAGTCATCTGCTTCCAGTTCTTCGTGCCGGAGAACAGTACAATTGGACTTTTCGCCGAGGAAGGTCTTGAGATTGTCAAAAGCCTCCCAAAATAGTCGGTCTTCTTCTTGCTCAGTTTCGGTGAGTGCAGCACGGGCAACTGATCGGTTTTTCTTGTACGGCTCATAATAATCCTTACGCCATGATCGGCCTTCTAAGCAGAATATGACATGGTCTGCCTTTTGATCTCTAAAACATTTGGCTACACTGGATAGCGTAACATGTATAGCAAATCCCAAGCGGTCCCAAGTGTCACTTTGACGATGTGCAGCATGACGTGCACGAAAGAAGGTGTTTGCAGTATCAACAATTAAATATTTCATGTCGTTATAATAGCACTTAATGATTAACGTGTCAAGTTCTTTTGGACAATTTTTTGGTATAAAAATTCTGCCCAAGCAGCATGGGCATCTGGTCCAAAATGGTAACTTCCCGGATAAACTGGCTTGAAACCCTGTGCAAGACTCCAATTATAGTAGGTAAAATCCCGATTATAGGGCTCTAAATAACTATCTCCCCAGAAATACTGGGGCTCATGTGCAAATGGTTCGTAGCAAGTAAAGAACAGATGCGGTATTTCGAGATCGTCAAGTTCGTCTCCTAGTTGCCAAATTTTAGTAGCCTGTTCCTGCATTTTGGATTCATAGTCCAAATTAGCGACATACTCTTTGTAACGATGCCGTATGTCCACAGGCCAATCTTCGCCCATACCACCGGCACTAACTTGCCAGTAACGATCACCACTCAACCATTCTTCTCGTTCCCATGTACTCCATCCTATAACAATGTAGTCAGGTTTATTTGTTTCTAAATAAGCTCGTGTGGTTCTTATGATACGATCGTTACTGCTGGCACTTTCTGCGTCACAATCCAGTATGGCGCCCATGTGATTGGCTAATTCTGCACCCCAACTCACACGTAGGTTATCGGGGTGGGGTCGTCGTCCCAAAGCCCAATACATACTATCATCTTCAGCAAACCCATGAGGATTAACTGCTTCAGCTGCAGCAGTATTGCTGTCTCCGTTTACATACAGAATCATAGATTCTTAGGATACTTCTGTGCGTCCGTTGCCTAGGTCTTTGCGATCAATCACACGTGGTCTTGCATCGTATGGTTGATTGGCTTCCCATTGCTCGTAGTTTTCTGCCAGAACATTTTTGCAAACATCTGCAAACCATTGATCTACCATGTCTGCATCTGTTTTGCCTTTGTAGCCGGCACGTACTAGGTTAGCAATGAACTTTTCGTTCCAGTCCAGTTCAAATGCACCATTTCCGATGTTGTCAGGATCTAGTTCTACACTGATAACACTGACCCAGGGTTCGCCTTTGGCATCGGCAATTTGCCTGGGAGTCATGCCAGTGAAGTCGATCTTTTTAGTTGTCTTTTTTGTTGGTGCTTTTGCTGGCACTTTTTTAGCAGGTGTTTTTGTTGCTGGTGTTTTTTTAGTTACCATTTTCATCCTCTTTGATTTCTAACCATGTGTGATCGCCCATGTATTTAACTTGGCACATATAGTCATAGTTTACTGGTTTACCCGAACTCCAGTCATTGGGTCCGTGCGATGTAAGTATTGTTTTTTGCAAGCGAGTATCAAATGCTAACCAGTAGCATTGTCCCAGTACCACTTGAAATTGATATTCAGCGGCATACACCAAATCAGTAACATCTAGTCTACGTTTGATATCATCTGCTTGCTTTTGTAAAACACTCACAAGTTCCATAATACGATCATATTCCTGCTGGGCATAGATCCTAGCATGGTTGATCATTATATCTTTTTGTCGTTGTACAGGAACAAGATCAAACTTGGGACCACCAGCTTCAGTGGCATAGGTACTTACATTACGATTAAAAAACGCAACCACAGTATTGCCTGTGGTTGAATCATAACTTTCTCTACCTTTGCTTACATTGCTCATGTTATCGTTTTAGTAACCACATCATGTGCTCTTGAGCATTGTGCCATCTATATTCCCATACAGGCGATCCAGGTCCGGTCCATACGGCAGCACCAACAAATCCTTTTTTGAGCCAAATACGTTTTTGGCTTAAATCGCATCGTTGTGGTGTTAATGCAAAACGTTCTTCCCACTCGGCTCTACGATAAAATGCACCATCTGCATCATCTATCCATCGGTTGTTTGACATGGCCCGCTTTCCTAGATATCCTGTGCCCATCATCAGGTGCCCCACTCGTTCTTGAACAATGGCACTTGTAGTCGATCACTGTAACGCCAGCCACGTTTCATTGCGGCTAGTGCTACATTCCTTGCATTTAACGTGTAAACATTCTCTACACCGCCCACAGGCATGATATAAACATGCCCTTTAAACCCTGCTGATCTAAATTCTCTTACTGCACGTTCTGCATCTAACAAATCTTCTTCAGTGGCTACAACAAGTTTAAGATATACTGTACCAACTTGTTCATATTCGCATACAATCTCGGGTCGGATAGCATCCGCCCACTTCTCGCCACTGGCAGGAAGTTTAGCACTTACGCTGAATGTGATTTCTCCATTTTTCCATCTAGCCCATTCTTGCAAATATCGTTTAAATTCTAGAGTTAACTTTTGCGTGCCATTTGTTTCAAATGTGATTTCTTTCAAGTCTGACATTTTAGGATGATCCAGCAAGTCTGGATAAGCACGTTGCCATCCTAGCAATGGCTCGCCTCCTGTGATGACAAGGTGCTCATCGATCCAGGTCTTGTATGGGAGAATGTGCATGATTCTATCTGCAATGGCGTCTGTTGTGAGCATTGGACTAAGTTCTTTAAAATCAGGATGCCAACTAGCATAGCTGTCACAACCCGTAGATACAAGAGGAAGTTCTTCATATTTGTTAAAGTGGTAAACGACTTGTGCAATATCATCAGCTTCGGTACTGAGTTCACCACGTGGCATACCAAAGCCGGCACATTTAAAGTTACAACCAAATGTGCGTAAGAATACCGACGGCACACCCATATAGCGACCTTCTCCTTGTACGCTATAAAACAATTCTGCGATTTTGAGTTTACTCATAGATTGATGACCATTTCTTAAGTTTTTCAATTTTGTGTTGCTTTGCAATGTCTAATTGTACAGTATCTAGTACACCTTGGTCAACTAAAATGTCGATTAATGCCAACATATCTCCAACTTCCATTACCAAAGTTTCTCTGTGCGGTAAATTAGTATGATGCGAAAGTTCATCTAATCCAAATCTTCTGATTTTACTAACTTCTACTATTACTTCTGCACATTCTTCTTGTAGTATACCCAAGGCTTCTTCTATTTTTGAATTCATGATATATTATGTCTGTTGAATTGTTCTATTAACCAAGGAAATAGTGTGGGCCAGCTGGTTCCGCGCCTGCGGTCTAATTCGTTTAAGTAGGCATACATTTCTTTTAGTTTTGAAATATTTGGTTTACTAACTGCTACTTGTTGTCTAATGCCCTTCATATACGGAGTAAAATTAGCATACCAAGAATCCAATGATGCAGTTTCTTCCATTACTGCAATAATCTTTGCAAAATCATCATCGAACACATCTCCTCCTAAGTAATCGGGATTCAACGGCTGTGGATCTTGTACAGTCATAAAGTTCTGGTATATGGGACGCTGGCGCCTCCAACCATTCATCTTACTCATTAAGTCTGGCATGGTTTTGATACTCAATGT